ACCAACAACCACACATTGATGTAAATTCAAACATTGTCTGTTTACATCACCTTTAGGTTCTCTGATTTCAATCCACTCATCAAAATCATCATGTTCGATGTTGAGGTTAACTGATGCAGCTCCTCTTCTTACACTTCCTTGATTAGTAGCAAGGATTGTTGAATCATAAATTTTAGCGAATGGAACAACACCATCGGATGTTCCGTTTTGTGTAATATTAGAACCTGCTGGTCGAATCATATTCAATCCAACACCTACTCCACCACCATGCTTAGCGAGTAACATCATCTCTAAATTCTTAGTACCGATATCTTGAATTGAATCAGCAACATCGATTCCAAAACAACTGATTGGTAATCCTCTATCTGTACCTGTATTTGATAGTACAGGAGTTGCTAAGTTCAACCAACCCTTCCAAATATAATCGAAGAACTTTGTTGCCATTTGAGGTTTATCTAATCTTCGTGCAGCAGTTGTTGCTACTCTCCAATATGCATCCTTTGGTTTTTCACCACTTAGTAAGTATCCTTTAGAAATAGTTTTAACGTAAATTTCTGTGTTTGCCCAAGATGGAAAATCTACGTCTATTTCCCAATTAAATTCAGCTCCGTAATTCTTCATTGTTTTATGAACACTCCATTTTCCGTTTTACCTTTTCTATCTTTTATTTCGTTCCACGCAGCTTCTAAACACTCTGATGGGTGTAATCCCAACTGCATTGATAGTATGATTAGTGTAACGAAAGAATCTCCGATTCCATCTACTAATTCTGCTCTATCATCTTTAAGGAGAGCTCCCGCAGTTTCACCCACTTCTTCCACAACCTTTAACATCTGTTTTGGGGCGTTTTCACTTTTTAAGATGTTCTTATCATCCGCCCATCCGATTACGTTTGTAATCAATTCATCAAAATTCATAACTTGTTTTTTTTTATTATTATTACCAAATATCGTTGAAATCTTCACCTTCGTTTGCCTTACTATAATCAGTAGGTCTAACTGCAAAGAAATCTGTATGAGTAGTACCACCTGTCAAATGATAGAACCAATCTAAATTAGATGCCTTCTTCTCATTAAATTCAAATGTTTGTTCGTACCCCAATTCTTTTAGTTTCTCATTACCTCTCTTAGAGATAAATTCTTTTAGATTATCTGATTTTAGATTTTCTAAATCACCCTGCTCAAATATCATATCAATGAACTTATGTTCCATTTCTACCATTAACTTTGCTGCCTGATGAACATCATCTTTTACTTCATTATGAAGTTCAGGATACTCATTACACATTTCTCTGAATAATTCACATCCCATTTTAGAATGTAGTGATTCATCTCTTACACTCCATTTCATTTGCTGTCCAATTCCTTTCAGAAGATTTCTCATCTGAAAAGAATATAATACAGCAAAACTACTATATAAAGATACACCTTCTGCAAATGCTGAGAATATTGCTAATGACCTAGCTACTTCTTTTCGTGCTATAGGATTTGTTTGTAAATCCGTATATGTCCATTCAGCAGTAGTAGATGTTAGAAAATCAAATTTTTGTGCGATTGCAGGTTCGTGTAGGAAAGCTTCAAAATCTTCTAATCCCAAAGATTCGTTTAGGTATGAATATGCAGTTGCATGAATTGTTTCTTGCGAACCGAACATCATAGCCATTTGTTTAATTTCATGTTTAGGAAACCACTTAGTAACCATCGTAGTCCAATAATCGGATACCGCACATTCTGTTTGTGCGAATCCTAAAAGAATATTTCCAACTAAATGTTTTTCAGATTCATCAAGATTCTCATTCCAATCTTTTAAATCTCCCTGCATTGGTATTTCAGTATGTAACCAAAATGCTTGAGCTTGTTTTAACCAACCTTCGGTATAATAGTGTGGATATTCAAATGGTTTGAATGGGATTCTTTCTGTAAATAGCTGTGCCATAATTTTGTTTTTATTGTTTTATTTAGTTGTTGTGGGTTATAATATATATGGATTAAAAATCAATATCTTTGTTCATTTCATTATATTTTTGTAACAAATTCTTTCTTACTAACTCACCCCCATTGTTCATATCCTTTTGAGTGTTTTTACCATCAATGGAGTCATCATTGTAGATATCAATCCTACCTGTACTCATATTAGCTTTTGAAGGTAAAGTCATTCCATCAGGTCCAAATCTATTTTTTATTACGTGCCATCTACCTGTACCTGCTAATTTATCCTCAATCTTTCTACTTAATGATACTACAAAATCTGCAGTCATCAGTTTTGAGAATGAACCAGCTATAGAAGTACCAGTAATAACATCTTGCTCTGCTCCACTACGATTTATCTGAGATGCTGTAAATAATGGAACTTCGTATTCACCCGCAATACCTCTTAATCCCTCAACAATCTCTTCTAACTCTTCGTGTCTTTCTTTTCTACTATTACCTTTTAACAAATCAGCGTAATCACATATAATCAAATCAGGAGATTTACCTTGCAGCTTCAATTTATCTAATGATGCTCTCATAGTATTCAATCCAGCAGATTTAGTAGGCCAATGTTTTACAACGATATCACCACTTAACTTCTCTACTTGATTTCGTACTTCATCTATTTCAAATTTAAGTTTAGGTACGGGTATTCCAGTTAATACTGAATCGTATCTCTGTCCCACATATCCTTCGTTAAGTTCTAATGTATAATGAACTACAGTCTTACCAGCTTTAGCAGCTGCCATACCAACATTCACCAATGCCCAAGATTTACCAATACCCGGTGGAGCTGCAAATATTATTAATTCACCTTTACCAAAACCACCATCTACTAATTCATCGATAACAGGCCAACCACAAGGAACTACATCCCTAACAGTTGATTCGTATCTTTCAATAATGTTTTCTTTGTACTCATGCCCAATATCAGTATCCTGCCCCGCTTTCATAGCGTTATCAATCTTCGATTTAATTACATCGAATTTGCTATCACCACTTTCTTGCAATAAATCTACGGATTCTAATATAGCATTTTTGAATGTTTGGTTTTTACAGAATTCTAAAGATTGTTCTTTAACGTACTCTAAATCATCTGATTCTAAGCCGTTCCAAACTTGCTTTAGGTTATCTACTATAGATTGTTTGAGAACATCCCTCTCAACCTTATCTACTTCGTTTTTAAACACATCTAATGTAGGTAGTTGCTGAAACCCATCAAAATGTGATAAGGTTTTTGTAACTATCCATTCATGTGCCTCAGAATCAAACATCTCAGGTCTGATTATATCATACACCTGTTGTAAGAATATTCTATCTGCTAAAAGAGATGAGATTATCTTTATTTGAAATGATGTACCAAATTTATTTCCGAATTTATCCATATTGTACCAATATACGATTTATTATTGTAACTACCAAATTATTTTCTGGTTTGTTTTGAATATTTATCCAAATCACCCCAAGTGTTCACTAACCATGTTTCTACATTCTTAAATGCAGTATATAGTTTATCAACCATAAACTCTTTTTTGAATTCAAAAGAATTTAATCCGTTGATTGGTGTATCAATGATATTTCGTACATTTGATGTAATCGCTGAACCCATTATTGGTTCTGATAACTGCATTAAATCATAGTTTAATTTCAAAGTATCGGTATGTTCCAATATTTTGTTTTTCAGTTTCTCATCATCCATTTGAGATACCTTTTCTAATAGGGTATCCAATGTTAATCCATCCGATTGAAGGAAATCTAATTTATTTATTAGTGTTTTAGGTCCGATTCCCCTTACGCCAGGAATATTATCGGATTTATCACCATCAAAAATTCTATAATATACTAAATTCTTTGATGGAACTCCATATAACTCTTTTACATCCTCTTTGAACATCATCTTCTTCTTAGTTGGTAGATATACTGAAATTCTATCATCAACTAATTGTAAGAAATCCTTATCAGAGGAAATTATCAAAACTTCTTTTTTAAATATATGTCTGGCAGCGTATGCCATAATATCATCTGCTTCGATGTAATCAATATAACACAAATCAACAGGCAATAACTCTAAGTATTTGATTAAAGCGTTAAAGTTACGTTTCATAGATTCTGCTTGGTCTTCTAAATCTTCGTAACCAACCAATCTATTAACTTTGGTTAATCCTGTTCTACCTTCTTTGTATCCCTTATACATCTTCTTTCTACGTTGAGAACCACCCTTACCATCAAAAACTACCAACACTCTAGTTGGTTTGTTCTTACGAATAAGAGCGCCGAGGGATAACAGACAACCTGTTACCCCACCGACGTGCTCTCCATTATCATTCAGAGTTGGAACTGCTCCAAAACATCTGATGAACAAATTCAATCCATCTACAATCATAACTTTATCATTAACGTTCCTTTTGGGAGTTTCTGATAGTTTATTAAACATTTCTTTGTAATTAGATTTCGTGTCCTTCATCGAGTTTTGTTGAGTCTGTGTTTGCATTCTCAGTTGCTTCTTTATATCCTAAGATATATGCATCACAGATTTGTTTATACATTTGTTCCTTTACCTCTGGTCTTTCTTCTAAGATTTTAGTGAAGTTCTTAGCTTGGAATTTAATCTCTTCTCCAGTTGATTCATCAACCCAAGTATACCAAGCTCCACTTATCTGTATCAACTTATATGTTTTCATAGTGTTCAACCACGAACCATATCTATCAATACCTCTATCAAAGTAGATTTCAAAATCAACTGCTCTTAGTGGTGGTCCCATTCTGTTCTTAATGACTTGTACTCTAGTCTTAATACCAACAGTTTGTTCAACACCCCCAACTTTAGAATTGAGTTTACCCATTTGTTTCATTCTCAATCTACAAGATGCATGAAAACCTAATGCTTTCCCACCTGATGTAGTGTAAGGGTCTCCAAAGGATACTCCCAACCTAACTCTAAGTTGATTTGTAAATACAACCAATATTCTCTCTCTACCAATAAGATTTGTAATCTTTCTCATTGCTTTTGAGATAATGATTGCTTTTTGAGTAGCATAACCAGCTTGGTCATAATCAGCTGCCATCTCTACTTTAGTAGTTGCTGCCGCAACAGAATCAACTACTATTGTTACCAATTT